CGATAATTTACCATCAACTTTCTCTGATTACTTTATCGGCTTAATGGCTGAACAGATTGCAGAACAAACAGAAACAGACATCTGGAGTGGAGCAGCTGGAGCTGGAACATTTGATGGTTTCAAAACCTTATTAAATGCTGACGCTGGACATACTGGAGCAAAAAAGATTGTAGGAGAAGCAATAACATCTTCAAACGTGATTGCTCAATTAGAATTAGTTGAAGCACAAATTCCTAACTCTGTATATGATAAAGAAGATTTGTTTATCTACGCATCACAGAACGTTTTTAGAGCTTATAAATCTAGTTTAGGTGGATTTCAAAGTGGAGGTCAAGGAGCAAGTGGATATATGTCACAAGGTCAAAATCAAGACATTGATGTTCAGTATTTCAATGGTGTTAAGATTGTTGCTTGTAACGGATTAGCAGATAACAATATAATAGTTTCTCAAAAATCAAACTTATTCTTTGCAACTGGACTTTTATCAGACCATAATGAAGTTAAAGTATTAGATATGGCAGATTTAGATGGTTCTAAAAATGTAAGATTTATTATGAGATATACTGCTGGTGTACAATATGCAGTTGTTGATGATATCGTATCATACGGACTAGGACTATAATAATTTTAAATAACAATAATAACGAGGGTAGGTAGTTAATCTGCTTACCCTTTTTTAATAACTTAAAACACACATAACTAATGGCTTGTTTAACACTTAACAATGGTAGAGCATTACCTTGTAAAAAGACAGTTGGTGGCTTAAAAGCAGTTTATTTCGCTGACTTTGGCACACTTGGAACTGCTACTATTACTGGTTCTGAAATTACTGCTTTTTCTGGTACTCCAGACTTTTTCAAATTTGATATTAATGGTACATCATCTTTAGAAACAACAATAAATTCATCTAAAGAAAACGGAAGTTTATTTTACACACAAACTTTAAATTTAAGTTTACTTGTACTTGATAAAGCAACACAAGAAGAAATAAAAATAATAGCTACTAGCAGACCACACGTTGCAGTAGAAGATTATAATGGTAAATTCTTTTTAATTGGCTTAGAGAACGGAACAGAGACAACTGGAGGTAGTATTGTAACTGGTGCAGCAATGGGAGATGCACAATCTTTTACTTTAACTTTGGAAGCAATGGAAGTAGACCCAGCATATTTTGTTGAAGCTACAGTAATCCCAGCTTTAGCATCTGCAACACAGATTTTACCAAACGCATAATTCTTTTTTAATTTTAAAAGGGGTAGTCTTAATGATTACCCTTTTTTTTTGCTTAAATAAATAAAAATATAACTTTTTATCATTATATATATAAGCATTAATGAATGAAGCATTTAATACCTACAACGGATTCACAAACAATTAAGATTATACCAAGAGTATATGCAACATCTATTACAATTAAGTTAAGGGATGATAGCACAAATGAAGAGGTTATAATTTTACCAACTGCATTAGTTAATAAAAACTATGTTGAAGTATCAGCAGTTTTCACTTTGGTTGAAGGTAGGTTTTATGATTTAAAGATATACAACGGACAAGGAGCAGTAACAGAGTTTGATATAATTTATAGGGATAAGATTTTTTGTACTGCACAATCAACTAACCAAACAAACAACGATAGTTATACAGTAAACAAAGATGTGTATGTTGAGAAGTCTGGAAATAATGATTTTATAATAATATAATGAGTAGACGTATAAATAAATTCAGAAAATCAACACCAGTTGTTAATAAAAGACAATCATCAGTTTCTTTTGTTAATTTATCAACTTATACATCTCCAGAGATTGTTGAGGCAAAGAATAAAGAATGGGTTGAATTTGGTGCTGATAACAATTATTTTAAATTCCTTATTGACAGAGCAAACGGAAGTGCAACATCTGGTGCTTGTATTACTGGCATATCTCAAATGATATACGGAAAAGGATTAGACGCAACTGATTCTGCAAGGAGACCAGAGCAATATGCTAGAATGATTTCTTTATTTAAGAAAGACGATGTAAGAAGATTTGCATACGATTTAAAATTGGCTGGTCAATGTGCTATTCAAGTAATTTATTCAAAGGATAAAAAGACTATTGAAAAGGTAGAACATTTACCAATTGAGACTTTAAGAGCAGAAAAATGTGGTGCAGACGATAAGCAAGTACAAGCATATTATTATCATCCAGATTGGGCAAATATAAAGCCATCAGAAAAACCTTTAAGAATTTCAGCGTTTGGAGTATCTGAAACACCTAAACCAATTGAAATTTTATATGTTAAACCATATGAATCTGGGATGTATTACTATAGTTTGCCAGACTATATTTCTGGTATAAGTTTCAGCGAGATTGAAATGGAATTTGCAAATTTTGCAGTAAATAATATCAAAAATTCTTTTGCTCCAGCGTCTCTTATAAATTTCAATAACGGAATTCCAGACGAAGAACAACAACAGTTAGTCGAAAGTAAAATAGTTTCTAAATTTCAAGGTACAAGTTCGGCTGGTAAACTGATAATTGCTTTTAATGATTCAAAAGAATCACAAGCAGATATAACACCAGTTCAAATTTCTGATGCTCACAATCAGTATGAATTTATATCTAATGAGTCGCAGTCTAAAATTATGATGTCACATCGTATTGTTTCTCCTATGCTTTTAGGTATTAAAGATAACTCTGGTTTTGGGAATAATGCAGAAGAACTCAAAAATGCATCTATTTTAATGCAAAATATTGTAATAAACCCATTTCAAGAGCTTTTAACAGATGCTTTTGATAAGATACTAGCTTTTAATAATATTAGTTTAAACCTATACTTTAAAACCTTACAACCCTTACAATTTGTTGATTTAGAAAATGTAAAAGATGAAGAGACAAGAGAGGAAGAAACTGGTGTAAAGATGTCTAAAGAAAACAAGGATTTTAATGATGACGAGATGCTTGATGCTTTAAAAGGAGAGAGTATTGATGACGAGTGGGAGTTGGTAGATGTAAGAGAATATGATGAAAATAATGTTTCTATTGAAGATTGGGCAAAAGACAAGATAAAAGAAAAGCTATCTAAGATTCAGAAGTTTGCAGATTTCATAAAAAGCAAACCAAACGGAAAAAGTTCACTTGATAAATCTTTTTATAAAGTTAGATACACATATCAAGAAAAATATTCTTCTGGAAACAGTAGAAAGTTTTGCAAAAATATGATGGGCAGAACTGCTAAAGGTGTTGTGTATAGGAAAGAAGATATAAGCCAAGCAAGTTTTCAAGGGGTAAATAAATCATTTGGTCATAAGGGTCAGAATTATTCACTTTTTCAATATAAGGGCGGTGTTAACTGTGGACATTTTTTTCAAGAGCAACTTTATAGATTGAAGTCTAAAACAGAAATATATATATCAAGAGGGAAAAAAGTTGATGATATACCAAAGAGTTACACTCCAAAAGGAGAGGAGTATAGAAAAGCAAAGATTGCTCCAAAAGATATGAAAGACAACGGACATCATCCAAACTATAAAGGTTAATATATGGCAACTGCATTATTTATAAGTAGAACGGATTTAGTAAAAAATACTATCATTGATGGCTCAGTTGATACTGATTTATTTATACAATATATCAAGATATCACAAGAAATACACATCCAAAGAGCATTAGGAAGTAAATTATACGAAAGAATTTCAGCAGACATAATTGCTGGTACTTTAACTGGCAATTATTTATCATTAGTAACAGATTATGTTCAGCCTATGCTTATACATTATGCAATGGTTGATTACTTACCATTTGCAGCTTATCAAGTTAAGAATGGTGGTGTATTTAAACATCGTTCTGAAAATGCTGAAACTGCTTCAAAGGATGAAGTAGATTTTTTAGTATCAAAAGAGAGAGATTTTGCTGAATATTACACAAGGAGATTCATAGATTATATGTGTTTTAACGGAACTTTATTTCCAGAATATACTGCAAATGTAAATGAAGATATTTATCCAGAAAAAGATACTAATTCATCAACTTGGGTATTATAATGAGAGGGATTTATAAACCAAAAGTAAAGAATGTAGTTAAATTAACTAAGTATCTGACAAAAAAACAAAAAGATGGCAAACGAAATTTATCCAGTTAGTTGGTGGGGAAGTCCAGTTCAAAATGGATGGGGTGGTATTTATTATGATTATGCAGTAACGAGTGCTATACCTAGTTTACTTGCTTCATTACAAGCAAGAGCGTCTTATTATGAGAATGTTACTTGTACAACTGCAACATTAACCACAATCGAAAACATAGAATAGTATGGCAGATAATTTATTAGATAAAGCGTCAATTTTACTTACACCAACTGCATACGATAACGGAAGTATGTTAAGTGTTAAGCCAACTGATGGAGATGGGGATTTCACTTTCTCAAGAAATTCTGCTGCCACTAGAGTCAATGCACAAGGGTTAGTAGAAAACGTACAGATACTATCGGGAGACTTAGTACAGAATGGTAGCTTTTCACAGATAGGTTTAGAGGAAGTTTCAAATGGTAGCTTTTCACAAGAGGGGGAGGAACTTGTTACTAATGGAGATTTCGCTAATGGCTTAAATAATTGGAGTGTAAACGGAGGTAGTTATGCAACTATTGTTGATGGTGCTTTAAATTCAAACAATACAGAAAATGGTAATTGGTTTGCCGAAAATATAAGTCAAAATATTTCTTTTGTAAATGGTAAAACTTACAAAGTTACTTTTAAAGCTAAAAATATAAGTGGTGATTTGAATTTAAGAATTACACAAGGTGCTAATGTAATATTTTCACCAAACCTTACAAGTTCATTTGTAGATTATGAAGTTTATTATACTGCTAATGCAGATAATGGCTCTATAAGAATATTTTGTAATGATGCTGTTGGTGAATTTCAAATAGACAACGTTTCAGTTAAAGAAGTCGGACAAGATTGGACTTTTGTTGGAGAGGCAGAACTTACAGAACAAGGTGCAAGAATTTACTCAAGTAGTGGTGGGCAGTCATACATAAATCAAGATGCCTTAACAAATACAAAAAGCTATAAAATTTCCTATGACATTGTAGATAGTACACAAGGTGCTTTAAAGTTAATTAACGTCAATGGTGTATCAGACTATCCAATACCTTCAACAGTAGGAAGTCATACAGTATATTTTACCGCAAATAATAACACATTATTTATATATAGAAATAGTGGAGCAACAGACGTAACTATAACAAACATCTCGGTTAAAGAGGTAGGACAAAATTGGACTTTTGGAGATGGATTTACACCCGACCAAGCAAATAGCAAGGCAACTTGTGATGGTACACAATCAGCAGCAACAAACTTAACACAAACAATTTCAACCAACATACAAAATAAATTAGTAAGGGTATCATTTACATTAGACTATACTGCTGGTGTATTGCTAGGAAGTTTATCGGGTACGGGTGCAGTTGATTTTAACAACATAACAAGCAGTGGAACTTATACTGCTGAGATGACATCTAACGAAGTAAATCCTCCATTAATATTACAAGGAGATACTAACTTTATTGGTAGCATTACAAACATTGTAATAAAAGAAGTAACTAACGATACAGACTTACCAAGAATAAACTACGAGGGATTTAGTTATCAAGATGCTTTAGGGAGTGAGGAAATTGTAAATGGCGATTTTAGTAATGGAAGTGCTAATTGGACTTTTACAAATGTAGGAGGCTCAAATGGTTGGAGAATTTCAAATAGTAAAGCTATTTGCGATACTATTGGGGTAGCTAATGGAAGAAACTTAAATTCTTCTACCTCGTTAGTAAGCGGTAAATCATATAAAGTTACTTTAGATATTCTACAATCTGAAGATGAGATTTCTATTATTGTAGGTTCAACAGTTATAACAAATGCTTTTCCTATTGGAACTAATTTAGGTGTATCTTATATAATAAATCCCTCTCAACATAGTGGCGGTTTATTTTCATTGTATGGTGGAAGTTCTGATTTGCAAGAAATAGACAACGTATCTGTAAAAGAATATCTTGGTCAAGAAGTAGTACCCGATAGTGGCTGTGGGAGCTATATTTTAGAGCCACAGAGTACCAACATTTATTTAAATTCTGAAACATTATTAACGCAAGATAATACAACATTAGCAAGTACTTATACTGTTTCATTTTACGGAACTGGCACAATTACTTTTAGTGGTACACACACTGGTAGTTTGGTTGGCACAAGTCTAACTGATAGAGTTTCAGCTACTTTTACTGCTACTGCTGGAACATTAACAAGTACAGTTAGTGGAACAGTTACAAAAGGACAGTTAGAAAATTTAAACTTTGCTAGTAGCTACATCCCCACCTCGGGGGCATCCTCCACAAGGCTTCGTGATTTAGCAAGTGGTTCGGGTAACGCTACTTTGATAAACTCTACAGAAGGTGTATTGTACTTTGAGGGTAGTTTTTCAAAAAATACATCTAATCAACAATTAACTTTAAATAACGGAACTACTAGTGAGAGAATTGTTTTAGAAGTTCGAAA